TCAACGACAACGAGGTTAAACGTCTTGAGGCGCTGGCTAAACTTGACGCTCCGATTGGTACTCCTTCTCAGTGGGTAGTAGATCTCCGTGCTTCTGCTAGATACATTGGAGCATTGACTGTAATAGGTGTCGGAATCTCAACTCTCTATTATCCTGTTGATGATGCAATCAGAACTATCGCTCTTGAGGCAGCAAACATTGCATTCGGGTTTTTGTTTGGTTCTCGGATTGTTGCCGGTTGGGCTAAAAAGTGAAAGAGAATTGGGAAACGTCTTTTGATGAGGTAATTAGATCAGAGGGCGGTTTTGTATTGACTGACATTTCTGGTGATTTGGGTGGTCAGACATACGCAGGTATCGCAAGAAAGCCTAACCCTAGTTGGGTTGGCTGGAAGTTGATTGACGACGGTGTAATGCCCAACAAGACTATGGTGATGGACTTCTACAAGACCATCTGGAACTCAGTAAAGTGCGATGATCTACCCTCTGAAGTAGATTATTTGATCTACGACTTTGCCGTGAATGCTGGAGCAGGCCAGTCTGCCAAACTTCTGCAACGCGCTGTAGGCGTTACTGTTGACGGTAAGATAGGGCCGATTACATTGGCTGCGGTCAATAGTAAGGATGCAAAAGAATTGATTGATTTGTTTACTGAACAGAAAAAGGCTTTCTACAATCTGATAGTGCAAAACAGACATGAGCAAGTAAAGTTTCTCAAGGGCTGGATGAACCGTGTAAATCACTCAAAAGAAACAGCGTCACAAATGGTGTGAAATGTTAGTGATATGTCAAGCATTTTGCTAACATATTGCCCAAAGGAGCATTAAATGACTGTTGCGGCAGTAATGACATACGACTCTTTGGTATCCGACATAAGTTCATATCTTGAACGCACTGATACGGCTACTTTGGAGAAAATACCGACTTTTATTATGTTGGCCGAACAGGTTATTGCTAATGATATCAAGTTTCTTGGGAATTTGACTGTTCAGGCGAGCAATATGGTGCAGGGTAATCCAGTTATAGATAAGCCTGCCCGTTGGCGCAAAACGGTATCTATGAATGTTACCGTTGATGGGCAGAGATATCCGGTTTTGCTCAGAAAATACGAGTATCTCCGTGAATATGCCCCTAATCCTACGGCTGAAGGCCAGCCAAAGTATTACGCGGATTATGACTATACTCATTGGCTGGTGGCTCCAACCCCTGCTGATGACTATGCTTTTGAGGTTGTTTATTACGAGAGAGTTCAGCCGCTTGATTCATCGAATCAGACTAACTGGTTCACTATTTATGCTCCTCAAGCAATGCTTTATGGTTCGTTGCTGCAAGCTATGCCATTCCTGAAAAACGACGAAAGAATTCCTTTGTGGCAGGCGCAATACACGCAAGTAATCAATTCTCTGAAGGCGGAAGATATCCAGAGGATTGCCGATAGACAAGCCAACGCTTTGGATACCTGATTATGAGCTATAACAGTCCATTTACAGGAAACGTAGTCCAGCCGACTGATGTTTCCTATCGTGCTTTTACCATCTCTGCCAATACTCAGCTTGAATGGCCGATCAATGGAAATGCCACTGACGACTATGCTGCTAGGATTATGGAAGTTACGGCTTCCGCTGGAAGCCTTGAGCTTTGGATGCCTCCGGCAAATCAAGCGTCTGTTGGGCAAGACGCACTTATTCGAAATGTTGGCGGTAATACCTTTACGGTAAAGGATTACGACGGTGGTAATACGATCATTTCCGTTGCCGCTGGTGAGTCAAAGTATATCTATATCACTGACAATCCAGATGAAGAGGGTACTTGGGGAATTATTGCTTTTGGAGTAGGAACTTCAAACGCTGATGCGGCGACTCTTGCCGGCTATGGATTGATGGCATCAGGAGCTACTCTCAACCAATCCTCTCCGGTAACACTGTTTTCAACTGGCAGGACGGCGACCACAACCGATAGAGCTGCATTGTTGGTTTGGTCTGGAGGGGCCGGAACTCTTACCCTTGATCTTGCTGCTACGCTTGGAGACGACTGGTTTGTTCAGGTAAGGAATTCAGGAACTGGTCTTTTGACTGTTGCATGTAGCGGCTCTGATGTATTTAACGGCTCTGCAACGGTTGGCCTTCAGCCAAGTGATTCTTGCTTTATTGCTTGTTCTGGTACCGCCTTTTATTCGGTGGGGCTAGGTAAAAATGCGCAGTTTAACTTTTCTCAACTTGTTAAGACGGTATCTTCTGGAACATACACGCTTACAGCTTCTGAGGCATCAAACGTAATTCAGAAGTATGTGAGTGTCGGTGATTTGACTGGCAACGTTACGATTGAAGTTCCGCCGACCATTCAAGTTTATTACGTACAAAATGCAACTTCCGGTGGCGTATCGAATTACACGATAACTCTTACAACCGGAATATCTGGCGGAAGTAATGCAACGATTTCGGCAGGCCAGCAAGCTACATTGATCTGTGATTCTGTAAATCTTGTAAATGCCAACACAGTTCTTGCTGGCGCTACTGTCATTAGCCTTACTGACGGAACAAACCTTGCTCCAGCGCTTAACTTTGCATCAGAGGTTTCTACGGGCATTTATCGCCCCGGCTCCGGGGAGTTTGCCGTATCAATACTTGGCAATCAAAGAATGGCTATTGATGCAACTGGCATAACAATCACTGGATCTGGAACGTTTTCTGGCGGTATATCTGGAGGCGTATTTACGTGACGAAAAGAGTATTTGCGCTAGATACAAAGTCCGGAATCCAGCGGGACGGGACTGTTCTCGATAAGCAGTTCTATAACGATGGGCAATGGGTTCGTTTTCAGCGCGGTCGCCCTAGAAAAATAGGTGGTTATCGTGAAATGACCAATGAGTTTGATGGTTATTCACGAGGTATATACGTTGAATCTGAAGATGGATACAACAGGATTTTCAACGGTTACAACAATGGCGTCCAAAGATTCCTTTGCGATAACAATGGAATTGGTTCTGGAATCACTGAGTATGACTTTGGCGGAATTATTCTTACTCTGAACAATCTTGTTAGTGGATCTTCATATACCAATGGCTCTTACACAAACGTTCCCTTGACGGGCGGAAATGGATTCTCTGCAACGGCAGACATCACTGTATCTGGTGGAGCAGTAACTGTAGTAACCATAGTCAATGACGGATATGGATACATGGTTGGCGATCAGCTTTCCGCGTCTGATGCAAATTTGGGCGGTGGTGGCGGATCTGGTTTTACGATAGATGTTGCCACAGTAGAGCAAAAATTTGAACCAAGCAATTTGAACCTTTGGCAATTTGATGGATTTTTTGACTCTACTGGCGGAACGAACAATCTTTTACTTGCTCATGCAGGAAAAAATCTTCTTGCTATAGATAATACTGTCACATCGGCTTTGCTTACAGGAAGCCCATCTGGCGACAATTTGTATGCAGTAAAAGATTCTCAAGGCTCTTCGCCTACAGGAGATTACATTGAAATATCTGGTGGTGTCGTTGCTCTTCATCCTTACGTTTTTGTTTACGGCGACAATGGTCTAATCAAAAACTGTTCTGCTGGTAACGTATTTGACTGGAATAGTGCTGATGCCAACGAGGTAAACGTATCAAGTCAAAAGATTGTCAAAGGAATGCCTGTTCGGGGCGGCTCAAACTCTCCATCGGGTCTTTTCTGGGCGCTTGATAGCCTGATTAAGGTTAGCTATGCACCCACTACTGTAGGCGGACAAACACTTTACTGGCGATATGACATCATCGGAAACACCTCGATATTGTCCAGTCAGTGCGTTATGGAATATGACGGTATCTATTATTGGATTGGCGTTGATAGGTTCTTGCTATACAACGGAACGATCAAAGAGATACCAAATCAGATGAATCAAAACTGGTTTTTTGACAATCTGAATTACTCGCAAAGGCAGAAGGTATGGGCTACTAAGGTTCCCCGTTTTGGCGAGATATGGTGGTTCTACCCGCGTGGCGATTCTACGGAATGCAATGATGCAATCATATTTAATATTCGTGAAGGCACTTGGTATGATGCGGGAACCGCTCTGGGTTCTCGCAGAACTGCTGGGTATTTTTCTCAGGTCTTTGCCTATCCGGTAATGGCTGGAGAGGATCTTTCTGAGCAAGAAACGGTTCTTACTCAGAATATTGAAACTCTCAATGGATCGAATGTTGTAGTAACTGCGATTAGTGAGAATATTGCGGCAAACCTTCTTTTGATTGCCACCGGAGTTCCTTCTGGCGTAACGATTACAGATGTGCAGCCATGTCAGGCAAACTTTGATGCCACCATATCTGGAACGACGCTTACCGTTACCGCGGTAAATTACGGGACATTGAAGGTTGGTCAGGTTATCTCTGGTACAAGCGTTACCCCCGGCACCACGATCACTGCATACGGAACGGGCGTTGGTGGAGTTGGTGACTACACGATTGATACCAGCCAGACTGTAGGCGTTGCTGAGACTATGGATGGTCTTTACGAGGGGTATTACAACCTAGTCTTGTCGGCCGCTTGTACGGCTACTGGTACGAGTTCTGCCGACTTTGATACAGTCCCCAATAAGATCAGCCTTTGGCAGCATGAGATAGGGACTAATGAGGTTATTGGAAATCAAGAAAATGCCATTTTAAGCATGTTTGAGACTAGCGATCTTGGTCTGGTGGCTGGGGGTCCGTCTCAGCCCTCTATGGTTGGCGAAAATCGATGGTTACGGCTTGAGAGAGTAGAGCCTGATTTTATTCTTAGCGGTGAGATGGAGCTATATGTGACTGGCAGGCCATATGCTCAGTCGGATGACAGCACTACTGGACCCTATGTATTTGATCCGAATACGAATAAAATCGACATGAAGGAGCAGCGCAGGGAATTGCGGCTAAAATTTGTCAGTAATGTGCAAAATGGCAACTATCAGCTTGGCTATCTGCTGCTGAATGCAGATATTGGCGATGTAAGGGGTTATTGATGGCTGGTCCGCTTCCTCTTGCTGTTGTATATGATCCTCGTTATCAGACTTGGGATAACTGGTCTAGTCTTATGGTTGAGGCTTATGCTGCGCAGAACTTGCAGATAGGATTGAAGGAAGAGGATTGGAGGGATTGGGCGTCCGGACTGACCGCAATTGATGTATTTCAGAACGAGTCAATTCCGAATCCATACCTTTTTGAAAATTGGAAAGATTGGGCTGCAGAGCTTATGAATTCCGTAAATCCAAGGAATTGATATGGCATCTAACATTATTCTTGATGACGACGGTAATCTCAGAATTTACGACGAAGAAGAAGGATATAAACTTCTTCGTGATGAAGAGGGAACTCCGTACTACCAAGACTTTGGTAGAGCGCAATCTGATTTCCCTAATTTAGCATCAGAGATACAACAGGTCACAGACAGCTCTCCTAACTTTTCTTCATATCAGGTTGCCTCTCAAGAGTATTCTTCAGGAAAAGTGCCGTGGAATTACACAAACGTATATGAAGGTCTTTCTAACAGAGAAAACTTTAACCTGAATGCACTCTGGGGAGGCAGTCAATATGGCGCTGGAAGGGTAAGTGATTTCAGTCATCTTGATCCTACTCAGTTACAAGCCAATCAGATTGCTGGTCAAACACGCGATGAGCTTTGGAGAGTTTATGACGACCTGAAAGCCAAGGGCCAAGCTCCGGCAAAGAATCCAGATCAAATTGCTTTAGAATTTTATACGCAAAACATAGGTCAAGCAGGCAGTACTTATGGATATGGTCCCGGCGCAAATACGGCGCTTCTAGCTGAGTCCTTGAAGTCTCAATTCCTTAATCAACCAGAAGTAGTCGCTCAAACAAAAACTGTATATCAGCCAACTCAGGAAGCTTTAACAAAAGCAGAGGCATTCGGCGCCGCCCATCAGGGCGGTGTTCCAACATGGCAAGTATTTGAGCAGCAGGGTCAGAGTAGTGACTGGTTTAGTCAACTTATTCCTGCAATTATTGGCACGATAGCATTTCCGGGTCTTTCGTCTGCATTTGGTGGAGGGATTCTTGGAGGCGCTGGCGCAGGCGCATTAATTGGAGGAACAACAGCAGAAATTGGTGGTGGAGATTTCTTGAAGGGTGCGCTGGCTGGTGGTATTGGTGGCGCTTTAAAAGGTGGTTTAAGTGTTCCTGATACTGGATATGTTGCTGAAGTATCTCCTGAGGCTTGGGCTGCGGAGGATCTGGCATCTAATATTGCCTCTGCTCCAGCATATGTTGCTGAAGTATCGCCTGAGGCTTGGGCGCTCGAAGATTTGGCTTCAGGAATTGCCGATCCATCATCTCCTTATTATGGCTTAGGTTATACGCCACAAGAAATATTGCAGATTCAGGCTGGCACTTATGCCGGCCCAGAACAGAGCATCTGGGATGTTCAGGAGCAGATGGGTAATCTTTATGATGTTGCTTATCCAGATGGATTTCCGACATCTTCTTCTGCTTATGAAGGTCTTGGATACACTGCTCAAGACATTTCAGATTTGTATGAAGGAACTTATTCTGGACCTGAGCAAGACATTGATACAGTCAGAGAGCAGATGGGCGATCTTTATGAAACTGCTTATCCAGATACAGTTGAAACTTACGATCCAAGCACCGTTTCGAGTAGAGAAAGTTCATCAATAAATAAAGAATTAGTTAAATCTGCGCTTGGATCGGCAGCAAAATTAGCTGATTTACAAAGATCTATTAATGCGCAAAGAGATGCTGCCAATTATCAAGACGCAATGAACTCTCTTGCTAATATGAGCCAGCAGCCTCAAGGTGGCGGTATTGGCATAAAAGGAGCTTTGGCTCCGCAAATGATAGGAGGAAGGGCTGAAACCGCCCCTATCGCTGACTATGCCAGTATTATCCCTAAGCTTGCCGGAGTTCTTGGCCAAAGAGGATATAAGGTTGGCGGTCAAGTAAATGACCCTTCCTATGTTGCTGGTCCTGAAGGGAAATTGTATGCAAGTCATCCGGTTAGGGGGTTTGCTGTAGGTGGGCCGGGAACTGGTCAATCTGACGATATCCCGACTATGCTTAGTGATGGCGAGTACGTCATTGACGCGGATACTGTAGCGGCCTTGGGAGATGGATCCAGCAAGGCTGGCGCAGAGATTTTGGACAAATTTAGGCAAGAAATAAGAAGTCACAAGAGATCAGCTCCTGCTGATAAAATACCTCCCAAAGCCAAGAATCCATTGGCTTATTTGAAGTCGGCTAAGAAGTCGAAAGGATAGAAAAATGGCTTTTCTACAAGGTGATCCGCTTCCAGACGTAACAGTAAGTACTCAGACTTCTACTACTGCTCCTGACTGGTATAGCAACTATTTGAGCGGTATTGCATCTACCGGTCAGCAAGCCGTTGAATCTGGTGGTGTGGCTGGATTTAGCCCTCTTCAACAGCAGGCATTTCAGCAGGCACCTTCGGCTATTCAGGCCGGTCAGCCGGCACTGCAAACAGCGACTGAGGCTGCTACCGGAGTTGCGACAACTCCGTATATGCAGAACATTAGTCAATACATGAATCCTTATACGCAAAGCGTAATTGAGGAAATTGGTCGCCTTGGTCAAAGACAGTTTCAGGAGACTCTTGCCCCCGGCGTTACTGCGGGAGCTGTAGGTTCTGGCCAGTTCGGAAGTCAGCGCGGGATGCAGACCTATGGAAATGTTGCAAGAGACGTAAACAGAGATATTTTAGGTAAGCAAGCGGAATACCTTGCAAAAGGATTTGATCAAGCTACTGCGGCCGCGAAAGCTCAGGCTGATCTTAATCTTTCGGCGGCTGGACGGCTCGGTGAGTTGAGTGGTTTGGGCTATACCCAAGGAGTTGGCGGACTTGATGTTCTGTCAAAACTTGGTGCGCAACAGCAGGCTCAGGAACAGGCTGCTCTTGATTATCCTATGACTGCTGCCGGTAAGCAGGCTGCTCTGCTCAAAGGATTTCAAGTGCCTGTCACGACGACGCAAACGCAGACTGGTCCGCTGCCGGGGGCATATGGTCTTTCCGGTCTTCAGCAGATTCTGAATGTTCTTGGAACTAGCGGAAAGCTGTTTACTCCATCATCTACTGGAGTAACCCCAGCGAGTCAACTTTATCAAGGGCTTTCAAGCATTCTCGGTTCCGCTGGAAGTGCATTAGGCAATATCTTCGGCAATACTTCATTAAACCCTTCAGATGCTGAATATTATTATAATTTTGGATTGCCTGCTGTAGATGAATTTGGAAATCCAAATTATTAATTTAATTACGGTTGAAAGATAAAAACATGAGCGATCAAACTAATCCTCTTTCCGCTGTGAGTACCTTTCCGCAACCCGCGGCTCAAGCTCCTGAGCTTTCTCCTGTGGAGAAGGCGCAGCAGGCATACATTGAAGAGCGCAGGAAGCTATCGCAGATTCATCAAGATCTTGTTAGAAGCCTTGAATCGAGAGTAACTGGAACTGGAGATGTATGGGACGCCCTGATTGCTGGTGGTCGCCCTACGAGGACTGGAAGCGCATTTGAAGGTATTGGCGCTATGGGTGCCGAGCTTGGCAGACAAGAGCAAGAATCGAAAAAAGCTGGTTTTGATATTGCAAAGATGAGAGCAGAGCTTGCCGCACAACAGCTCGGATTTGCAAAGGAAGATATTGAACTTGCAAGAAACAGGCAGCTTACACAGACAATGACTGGCATCTTGACTGGAAAAATTTCACCAGATCAGGCTTCTGCGCTTGGGTTTTCTCAAGAACAAATGAGCGTGTTTGCTCAAATGCCAAATGAATATAAGGCAACAATTTTGGCACAATTTGCATCAGGCAATGCAAAGGACGGCGTTGAGGCAATGCAAAAATATATGTTTGAGCAATCCAAAGAGCCTGAGAAAGTGAAGGAGCTTAAATATTATCTTGGGCAACTCAAATCGCCAGCCGCCAAAGCATTTGCTCAAAATCTTGCTGCAAACAATTACTTCTTGGGTAGCCCCTCGGATCGAGCCAAGACAATCCTTGAAATCAGAAGAGCGGCTGATTCCGGTGAGGGAATTACGCAGCGTGAAGCGAATATACTTATTAGTAGTCTTACCAGCATTGGCGGTCAGGTCACTCCTACTCAACCATCCACTCAGCCGCCGCCAACTCAAGCAGCACCAATGGGTGGTATGCAAATTCCTCCTGAAGATCAG